CGCACCCATGTTCACTGTAAGACGGCGGGGCTGACTGCGTACCTGCGGAAGAACGAACCCATCGGACAGGTCGTTCATGCGAAATGCGTTCTGGTTCTGGATCCCGCCTTGCTGCCACCATGCGTCAATGCAGCGCGAAGCAAACACGACCAGCACTTCGTCACCTACTGCAATGGGGAAAGTGAGCGTGACACCTCCACCGCCAGGAAACACCACAGGGCAGTCCAGCAACAACGGCATCTGATCCCATGCCCAGTTCCCCGAGGGGTCTTTTGTCATCGTTGGGCTGGTGTACGTGCGAATCGCAGGGTCAGTGATCTTGAAGCGGATGGTGGGCTGCACCACGCATGTCATCGCTACGTTATCGAAGCTCTGTACGATGCCTGGAATTGCGGTCCAGATGTCTGCTTGCCAGCCCTGTAAGGCAGCGATGAGGGTTTCCGTTAGGATGTCGAGTCTCTCTGCGCGATCCATGCTAGTTGGGGCTCACTGATTGTTCCTTAGGAACGGTTTCGTTGATGCTGAGGCAGACGAGGTTTGTGTACCATGCAGGCCCGCGGTTGTCACCTTCGTGTTCAACTGAAAATGCACGGTACATTCCGTCGGGGCTTAGACTGGCAACAAACTGAAAGCCAGCGTATTGATTATAAGGTACAGGTGAGGCGTCAGGGTTCTGCTGCAACAACTGCACAATCTCATCATTATTCAACTTCACGCGCCCGCCAATGCGGATCTTGCTGTTGAGCAGGCAGCGCATTTTGATGCCACCGTCTGTCTGTTCCGGTGTTCCAATTAAACCCGTCCCAACGTTAATTTCCACAGCCTCCCCATCACGATACCCCATGTTGTCGGTGAGAACGATTTTACCGTTGTCAATTGACCAGCCCGAGTCCATGTACGTGACCACATTGCGCAAGCGTGCGCGAGCCATGCCCATGAGCACCACGCCGCGGATGCTAGGGACATTCTGCTTGGTGATGGACAGGGATCCAACGTCCGTTCCCATCATCATTGCGTCTGCGGTGGCTTTGTACTGGTCGGAGTTGGTAGACCCTGCTACCAGCGACACGTTGACGATCCCGCCGTTGTACCCTATGTCACCGTCCGACGCAAAGATGTCGAGGTAACTGTCCGTCGCGTTCTCGCGCCCAATTTTGAACTGCTTAATTGTACCCGCAAAGATGATCCCGTAGTTCCCTCCTTCGTACCCTGCGTTGAGCGTTACACCACCGAACTCGCCATTGCGGGCAAGCCTACTGAGCGTCTCTTTGGACAGGTTGTACACGCGAATGGACGCGCTGTTGGGGCTCTCCACGTCTGCATTCTGCACGCTGAACCGAATGTGGAACTCGGACAGGTCTACAACTGTGTCCGCGTCTTTGGTTGCGGATTTGTTTGTAACGTAGAGGCCTATCTTGCGGCCCCACTGGTCATGGATTTCACTCATGTCGTTTCGAAATAAAGACGCCCAAGCGAGCCGAGGTTATCGTACGTCGGCGGGGTGAACGTGTCACCATCCGTTGCCGCATACAACGTTCCGCCAAGGTTCATGTACGCGAACGGCTCCAGCAAGTCGCTTCCACACACGAGCGGAATGCTACTCAGGATGCGCACACCGTCAGCGTCGTCCATGTGTAGGAGCCAGCACCCTGTGGCCGTACCCCACAGCACGGTGAGTCCGTATTCCGCACTGCCTAGCTGCACGCCCAGCGTCTGCGGTTCGTTGGTCAGGGGTATTTCATAGGATGACATTACCAGCTCCCAGTGGCACCACCGTCACCGCCATTTTGCCGCGCACGTATGGCGTTCATTTCCGCTTTAATCTGCGCCTTAAGATCGAACTTCCAAGTCTTTGGGACAAGGCTTTGCTTGCCCTTGCTCACTGGTGATGCGGTTGCCTTTGGATTGGCCTGTACGGGCTTTGCAAGCGATATCGTTTTCGTGTTGACAAGAATGACTTGCTTGCATGTCATAGTGATAGGCAAGCTGTTCGCGCTCTTGAAGTCTGTCTCAGTTGACAGCATTTTCAGAATCATGTTCACGTACTTGCGTTTCCCTGTGTACAGGTCAAACAGTGCCCGCGTCTCCTGCAACTTCAGAAGCGAGTCGTAGATCGCAATGATCTGCTTCATACCTGCGCCCGACATATCCGACTGGATACCCTGCACCCCGCCCGACAGCGAAGACAAGACGGTTTGTGCTCCCCGTGCCATGCCGTACAGGTTAGCTCCAGCGACAACGGCAGGGCTGTTGGCCGCAGCGGTGGCAATAAGCGGGTTTATTAGCCCCCCAGGCGACGGCGGGCTGTTGCTCCACCCTAAGTGGAGGGTGACCTCCGCTGGTCGCTTGTATGCGTGATCGTTAATCATGGCACCCTGCTCGACCGGATGGTCAGTGACCTCCAGTTCGTCATGGTGCCGTTCCTCGATCGTTGCGTGCGCAATGATGTCGGGGTAGATGGTTGTCACCTTGCCGTTTTGCGAACGGATGTTGTAGAACCCCCGCTTAGGCTTGATGAGAATTGAGTCCAGGCCAATCTGTAGGCCAGCCTGGACAAACCCTGTGAAGTTGCTCATCCGACTGCACCTTTCAACATGCGTACCGCATCACCTTGGACTCGGCTCTGTTGTTTGCCAACTGCGCTTGCCGTGTCGGTTGCACCAGCTCCGGACACGTTGATCGTCGTGTTGTTGGTTTGTGTGATAGTCCCGCCGGCTGTACCAGCAAGACGGGTCGCGGTCGCAGCGCGGAGAGCGGATTGGCCCGCGATGTCAGCGGGGCGCTCATAATCGCTGGTCATGATACGTGCTGCTTCTTCCGCTGTCTTGGCGCCGCGGAGCTTTGTTCCAGCTCGGCGCTCGTTACCTTCACGCAGCTCGTAGTTCAGGAACCCGAGTTGCTCTTCCATGGAGGAGCCCTTGATGTCCTTGCCCGACCACTTCTTAAACTGTTCCTGGCGGTCAGGGTGCCATTGGGCTAGTCCATAGGCCTTACCGTTGTCGCCCACTGCGCCAGGGTTGTAATTGCTCTCATGCTTCAGGTTGGCTGCAATGCCCGCAGCTTGCTCACGCGACCAACCTTGACGCATCAGGATTCCCATGATGTCGCTACTGCTGCCCGTGCCAGTGGGTTTCGTGCTCCCGTCAGCCTTGACCTGCTCACCGCGCATGATGCGAGCGTGTCGCTCTGCTAAGTCGTTGGGCACTGGTGTAGACGCAGAGGGTGCGTTACGTTCTTTACGTCGTGCCTTGACCGCTGCCTTGCGCTCGGAGTCACTGCTGAACGCCCAAGTCCAACCCTCGACAATGTTGTCCAGCCATGTAATTGTCTTTTCAAACACGGGCGACATGGAAGACAGGAACGTGAAAGCGAACAGGTCAAACCGTGCGCTGAGTTTGTCCATCGCTGCTGTGTACTTGAGGATATTCTCTTTCTGCTTGTCTATGTCGACACCTGCGTCGCGCTGCATCTTGGACAGTTCGTTGCGCTTGGCAATGATACCGTCGAAGTGAGTGATCATCATGTGGTAAGTGTCGGGGTCCATACCGAACATGGCAGCATATTGCGCACCGACCGACTCGGGCATCTGCTTGATGGCTTTAACAAAGTCCATCATGACGTCGCTGGTGTCGCGCCCTGTCACACGCACGCCGAACGACTCAACCAACCCTTGCAGGCCAGGGTTCGCACGCATTGCAGCGGCCATGCCCTTGATAGAACCTGCCATTGCGTCACCGCTGATGCCGAACTGCTTACCCGCATAGGACATCGCTTGCATGGACTTGACACTGCTGTTGGCTAGTTCCGAAGCGAAGAACGTCTTGCGCATGGAGTACGCAAAGGCAGCGGACGCTGCTTCAATGCTTGCAACAACGCCCGCAACGCCTAGCCCAACCTTCATGACAGACTTGCCTGTCTTGCCCAGGCCGTCCTCAAACTTCTTCAGTGAGATAAGGTCAGTCTTGAAGCCTAGTTTGACTAGATACTCCTGCATCACCTCTTGCGTTGCACCACCAGACATTTCAGTTCCTTGTTAATCGACGCTGATTTTCAGATTCAACATCCAACGCTTCATTCATCTTAGCAATGTCAACGAGACAAAGAACACCATTCCTCAGCGACTCGTAACTGCAAAGCCCTCGAAGTACAGGGCGAAGCAACCAGTCCTCGCCGCTTGCCATGGTCGCAAGGTCTACCCCTCCGTCCCCTGTTTGGCCATACTGTCGAGGGCGGTACGAAAAAAATCGCCGAGGTTCTCATCGACAACCGATACCGTCAAAGTTAGCATGTCTGCAAGCGTAATGTCATCGAACATCAAACTTCCGTCAGGCGCTTGGATTTTCACAGGCTTGCCGTCGTCCTGCCTGCGCTGCACAACCGCGAGACACTTGCGAACAATAAATTCGGTGTCTGTGTCGCTGATGTGCGAGAACATGAGCAGGGTTAGCACGCTCTTGTCTTTGGCCACATTAGCTGGGTCCACCAACCCTTCCACGATGGGAAGTGCGGGGCCCAACTTGCGGGCAATGTGTAACTGAACAAAAGCATCGAGCTTGGTCGATGTGGCGTATCTTTTGCCGCCTACAGTGAGCTCTGCCATGTTAGGTCACCGAACCGAGTGTGCGGTCAATGATACCAGCGTTGAACACCCATTCGTTCATTCCGCCTTCTTTGGCGTAAGTGATATTCGGGGCACGCTTGAACGCAACCTGTTGGCAGGTGATGACGTCCTGTGTGGACGCGTTGCTCACCGACACTGTGTTCTGTCCATGGTTTGCACCGGAGGCAGTTTGGAAGGCGTACATCTGGGCCAGCTTCTGATTCACAGGGCTGGTCTTCAGTACACGCACTGTCACCGTGCCGCTCTTGTTTGCGTGCAGGCTGTGCATGGGAGTGCCATCAGCGCCAATGGTCATCGTGTCGATGTCCTCGGACGCTTCAATGGAAATACCCTCTTCTGATACCGCTGCACCTTGCCCGAGGTTAATTGCACCACCGGGCCCCACGAGGGCCGCGTTGACGTCTAGGAACGAATACGTGGTCATGAGTTAGTCTCCTTCTTAGCGGTTGACGTTGACCAGGATGTCAACGGTATGGATCGCTCCTGCCAACTTGGCAGCAACTTGGATCGGAACGGACTTGCGTGCAGCGCGGTCAGCGGCAAACTGTGTCGCAACTGGTGCGGCATACACGTAGAAGCCTTTGGGCAAATAGTCACCCTGATTCAGAGCACCGAACCCGCCGCTTGACCACAGTCCAGGCGCCAGCAGGCCGTTCGTGACGCCCTGCGAGCACACTGCTTCAACCGTAGTGCAGATGAGCTGTGTACCGGAATCAGTTTGCGGGATCTTTGTGTTCGCTGTGTACAGCAAGTTGAAGACTTCGTTCTGGATAGACAGGGCCAACCAGTCGGTTCCGGTAATGATGTCAAGGAAGTCACCGTTCGCCACAACACCCTTCTCAATGATTGCTGTGTTGTTGTTGTACGCGACGAACACGTTAGCGTTCTTGGCTTCCAGTGCGGTGATCTGTGTGCTGTTCAGGTACTCAGGAACAATGCCTGGCTCCTGTTTGTACATCAAAGTGATCACCGTGTTGTTGGCGTTGTAATTCGTTGTCAGGATGCGACCCAGCAAGGAACAGACGCTGTAGGCGTTGGAGCTGCTGTACTGCGTCACCGTGCGCTTGTATCCGAGCTGTTTCAGCACGTATGCGATGTCAGTGGTGGACACTGCGGACAGGGTGCCTGCCGCTTGCGTGCTCACGCCGTAGAGGTGCTTATTGTTCGCAGCTTCGATATAGGCAGCGATTGCAGTGTGGTCACCGTCCGCAGCGCCCATGACGGTTGCAGCGTACCAGCTCTGACCGAAATTCTGGTCGAAGTAAGTAATGCAGTCAACCGCGGATTCAGCAATGCTGCCTGGAATGACATAGGAACCGCTGTCGGAAACGCGACCGCCTAGGTTTTCAGAAATGTCTGTGCCCGAACCCGGGGTGGACAAGAAGCTGACCGTGGAAGCTGCGCCGGTTGTACCTGAGTTGAATTCGAAGCGGGAGAACACTGCATTCCACACCACAATGAAGCTCGGGTAGAACGCACGGATTGCAGTTTGGATGACCGACGCAACGCCGTTCAGGTTTGTCTGCAAGCTGAAGTTCATTCCCGTCACTGCATTAGTGACGCTGTCAACTGTGATGCTGAAAGAGCCAGTGGTGATGGATGTCCATGCGCTCATTACCTGCTGCGCAGCGGGCAGGGTCGCACCACGCAGACCGCCAGGGGTTGTGCCTTGTGCCCAACGGCCGATCTGCAACTTGGTTGGCTGGGGCGCTTGTTCGAACCACAGCAACGCGGCAAGGTACTCAGGCGCAGTCGTACCGAAGTCCGCTGCCACTGCGTCGATACCCGTGTACGAGCGCCACCGTTCAACCATGTCAATGACGCTGGACGAACCCAGAATCATCAGGGTGCTGATGTCTTGCATCTGCGCCGCAGCGGGGGCCAAGTTGACCTGTACATTGACAAGGCGGGAGATGGGAAGTGCTTTCGTCATTGCGTGACTCCTTAGACGTTAATCTGCGTGATGTAATGTTCGTTATCGAGACCGATGTTTGCAGACTGCAACGTCTCAACCGCGTACTGGCGTACGATTTGTCGACGGATGCGAATGCTCATGTCGGTTCTGTAATACCACTTATCTTTGATCAGTTCTGGTGCAGACACTACATCGCCGCTCTCCACCAGGCCCATGGCAGCAAGTACCAACACTTCGCGGTTCTGGCCTAGCTGCATACCGTCGCGCAACACTTCAATAAAGCTGTCCGCGTTGGGGCCGTAGACCGAAACCATGATTGTCAGCACCTCATGCCGTCGGAGTTCATTATAGCCCGCGCCTGATGAAAAGTGTAGTTCCGCAGCATTGACATCAGAAGCGCGATTCGTGATTCCAAAGGCCATCCAATCGGTGCCAACTTGTGGCAGTGCAGCGGGCTCCGGTTGCCAGCGCGGTCGCACCATGCTGGCAGGCAATCCCGTCAGCCCAACGAACCAGTCGTGGAAGAAGTTAGCCAGAGCGTCCCCTTCAAGCGGCGCGGGGCTGTTTGTAGGCGTTAGGGGCCCGCCTGTTGCACTGGTCGTCATGTGGGTGCATCCGTGTTAGACATCGAGCCGCATTCGACTTGTACGAACCCGCGCCCGAATTGCGGGTATGCGTCAACGTGCTTGACAAGGTGCCTAGTTCCGCGCCACAAGATGATGTCGGGTTGATATCCTGTCACCAGCCCCTGCACTTTGAAGGCAGTGACCACGTTGATGGAGCGCGTCATATTCTGGTAATCCTCGCGGCGGTCCAGATCGTTGGCGCTTGCTGCTGTCACTACGCCGCTCACGTTGCGAAATAACTGCTCCCCAACCGTTGCACGGCCAAACGCATCCACCGTCTCCTTCCGACGGATAACGGTAAAACGATCCGCGAAGTCGGGGTCGGTAACAATGTCGGAGACGTCCAGTAAAGGCATTATTCAACGCTCCCGGGGGTGCCGGGCTTCCATTTCCCATAAGTCTTATTCCCCCTCGCGGCGATTGCAAAAAGGGGCTCACCCTTCGAACCGCTATGGACGGTAAAGTCTGTGGAGCTCAAAGACGGATATTTGGCTTGCACTCGTTTCTTCCACTCTTGGAACTCCTGCTGAGGGGAGGCGTCATTTGCTTTAACGTTGCCTGCGCGACCATATACTGGTTTCTGCAATGGTAGTTCGCTCGGGCTTACCTTTACATAAGCACCGTTCTCAATTTTGAAAAGCTCGCCTTTTTCAGCCAGAAACCGTTGATTGGAAGGGTCTTTGACAACCCGCAAAGGTGCATCCTTCGCTTTGTTCTTGCAGCCACAAGGGGCAGCGTCCGCAGCAACGTATCCAGGCTGGCCTGGCTTTGCATTCTTGTTGCCTCGCTGGGGTGCTGCGCCCTTACCAGCTTCTTCATCCCAGCGCTTCAGGATCTCTGCGTCGGTCCAACCCTTCCCGCGAAGATAGTCGTAGTCAGCCTGTGTGAATTGCGAGTGTGCGCGAACTTTAGAGCTTGCGACTGCGTCATGTATATGAATGTGTACTTTGCCCATCTTATTTCTTTCGAATGACGTAGTTGATCGAGTTGCGCAGTTGACCCGTGTCAACAAGGGGCTTAGTCCCTGTTCGTCCTCGTGCCCTGCGTGCTGCCAGTGTGCTTTCTGCAAGCTCTGGCGCAATGCCTTCGTTGATTTTACCGCGGATTGAGGCCTGTGCTTTGAGGCCTGCGCGGTTCAACGCAATGTCCACTGCTCCTGCATCCCCGTGCATAGCACCTCGCGCACCCTTCTCCAGCTCCTTGGCAATGAAGTCTTTGACCTCCATGATGCCGGGGCGCATGAACGGGCGTGCGGGAATGTTCGCAGCGGGTGAGCCTTGGTCGTGGATGTACGCAAGCGACGCATTCGTCATGACGTCCTTGCGCGTTGTCTTGTCAGCCGGTACGCCCACCAACACATCGGAAGTCAGATTCCCCAGCGACGCACGAAATGTCGGCCAGTTGTCCATGAGCTTACCGACCGCATTTTTCATAATGTGGTCAGTACATCACGCCGGGCCATCCTGGTCCGCTGCCTGGGGGTGCGTACCCTGCGCCAACGTACACGGGGCCTGCACCGAACATCTTCATGAGGCGATACAAACGTGTCCCATAGATGGTGAGGTTCCAATGACCCGCGTCTTTCTCGGTTGCAAGATTGACGTCATAGCCCGCGGACACCTTGTCGACGCTCTTGTTGTTCAGCACGCCAACGCTACTGCCCGGAATACCGCCGTTGGCAGCTTCCTTCTGGGCCTTAGCTTCGAGCGCGATGTTGTGCGCTGTGTATAGCTCCGCAGCCATGTCCAACTGCGAACCCCAGCGGCTCGCATTCAGCATCTGGTATGCAATGTCAATCCAGAACTGTACCGCTGCTGGCGGGAACGTGTCCGGGCAGGTGAACTCGGGGTAATGCCCCTTGAACGTTGCGGGAGTGGAAGCCATTAGGAACGTCCGGCCTGGCCCGTGCCCCAATACTTCTGGTTCTCGCTGTTGATGGTTGCAGCGGTAACAGACTCTGGCACTACGGACACGGCCATGGGTTGATAGTTGTTAGCACGCGCCACCTCGAATGGAACCGTGGTTTGCACAGGGTCTGCCCGGCTGACTTCGCTGCTCTGGTTTGATGGTGCTGACGACATGCTAACTCCTTGAAGTGTTACTCAGCGGCGGGAGCCTTGGGGCTGTAGATTTCAACACCGCAGGCCTTGGAATACCAGTGTTCGGCGTGCGGGCGTTCCATTTCCTGGATGCCAGCTTTGAATTCTTTCGTGTGGGAGTAGTCCAGCATCAGCTTGAACGCACGGGGCACAGTCACGGTGACCATGTCAACGGCTTCGGCAGCAACCTTCACAGCGGGTTCCGCGGGAGGGGTTTCAGTAACCACAGTATCCGCAGCGGGTGAGGCTGGGGCGGCGCTTTCGGGGCTAGGGGCCGCGTTCGCTGCTGGGGTGGCCCAAGGTGCCGCAACTGCGGCGGCTGGGGCTGTAACGTCTGCTGTCTTGGTCATGGTTCGCTCCTATTTTGGATTCAACACTTACACACTATCCGCAGAAGAAACCGCCCCGAAGGGCAGTTCCTTGAACTGATAGGCTCGTCAGAGCTTACAGACCGTCGAAGTAGCCCATGGTCTCAGGATACACGACTTCAACTGCGCCGAGGCGGCAGAAGTACGTGGTCTTGTGATAGATGCTGTCGTACTGGATTGGAGTACGTTGCAGCATGGTCATCGGATAACGGATGCGATTCTTTTCCTTGGTGTACACCACAGCGCGGTCAACCGTGCCAGTGGTTCCAATAGTACCGCCCACACCAGCGCCAATGAGCCACTTCAGCGGGTAGATTTCCAGCTTGCCCTTGCCCGATGTGGTCAAGAGGTTGTTGTCCTGGATGTACTTCAGGATGGAAACGTTACCAGCTTGGCTGACCTTCTGGGTGCTGATGTAGCCGAACTGTGCGGGAGGCAGCATCAAACGACCGGGCATCACAGCCCAGGCGGAAGCGGCCCACACGCTGGTCAACATTGCATTGACGTCAGCCAGGATTTCGTCAGCGGTCTTTTGCGACCACTTCACACCGCCCACGCCTGCTGGCAGGTTGGACACGTTGGTCACCAGCGAGTTGTTCACCAGACCGGAGTCACCCATGGAGGTGTCGCCGATGTAGATCTGCTCGTCAATGTCCATCTGGTGCTTGAGTTGCAAGCCTTCGAACTTCTGCACGTCGATCGGACGACCCAGCTTGGCAGCGCTTTCGAGTTCCAAGATGGTGTACTTCAGTTCCATAGCCCAAGGACGCAACTGGTGCGGGATCTTGGCGAGGTCAGCAGATACACCAGTGATCTGGGTGCTGTCCTTGCCAATCCAGGCCTTGCCGTTGCCGATACCGTTGCCGGTGCCCAGACCGCCTTGTGCAGCGAACGTGGACAGGGTAAACGAAGAAACTTCGTCCGCCAAGGTCACGTCTTCGCGCAAGTCAATGTCACGGCCCCAAGTTACAGCGGCCAACGGCTCGTGCAAGGTCAGGTCCAGGCGTTCCAGTTCGCCCACCAGGAAAGCACCAGTGGAGTCCACAGTGCGACCGTCGGAGGTCTTGAAAGCGTTGCCCAGGCCCTTGCCGAGCATGTTGCCGGCTGCGTCGATGGTGCGGTACGCACTGTCGAACGTCATGTTGTCACGGGTTTTGTGACGGGGGAAAGTGATCTTTTTCATGTCAGTTCCTCGTTTCTATTACTGGTTAGATGTTGAAGGCGATTTCAACGTTACCAGAAGCGTCTGGGGAACCGTTGAAGGTTGCGTTCAGGAGCTCAGTGGTCTTCGTGGTTGTGAAGGCCGCTTCGACACCGCCCTGAATGTGGTTGCCGGAAGTTGCAGCGGACCACACATAGACGGGCTGGCCCTTCTTAGGTGTACCGCCCGCAGCCAACTTGACCATGATGTAGCCGCTACGCAGCACGTCAATGGCACCAGCTTGCACAGCGCCAGCGCCGATGGTTGCTTCGCCGAAGTTGGAAGCGGTCATCTGCTGGTAAGGATACGGGCGAACTGCAACACCGTAACCGGCTGCAATACTGTCGCTCTGGTCAGCCGCTGCAAACGGGCGAGCCGATTGTGTAGCTGTGTCAATCAGCACGGGCTGGCCGAACGCTGTCACAGGGGTTGTGACGTTGTTGAGCACGGGCTCAATGCTTGCGGGGTGCGTGCGATTCACATCGCCAGCAAATCCGGCACCCATACGGAAGCCGAATGCGACGTCTTGCGTCTTCATACGTTTTGTCATTTCATTCTCCTGAAGGATGAACCAATTTACTGGGAAGAACCGTACTTAGCCGCGTTGAGGCGGTTGAGCTCGGCGAGGGACTTCGGCGCTGCTTTGGCGGGCTTTTGATCGCCGACTTTCCGCGTTGCAGAAGCGTTGTTGGCCGCACGTTGCGCAGAGGCTGCGGAGCGGAACAGGGTACGGACTGCATCGCAGGTCATATTCTTGGTGTCAAGGCCTTTGTTGCCCAGCACTTCGTCCAGCGTTGCGCGAGTGGCAGGCTGTGCGTATGCAAGGTCAAGGGCTTGGCGACGGAAGTTGCAAATCTTCTTGTATTCTCTACCAGGCTTCCCAGCGCGGTCGAATGTGGGGATGCGGATGCCAGGCACAAGGATTTCCGCCATGGCCACAGTGTCCTGGAAGCTGTCGGCAAGGTACGCGCTGTCCTTAGCCTTCTTTGCGTTCTCACGCAGCTCTTCAGGTACTTCGTCAAGTGCAGCTTCAGGCAGTGCTTCTTCAGCCTTCTGTGCTTCAGTGGCTTCGTCAGCTGCTTTCTTTTCAGCGGCTGCTTCTTCCTCTTCAGTCATTTCAGCGTCACCAGTACCAGTGGCAGCACCTTCCAGCGCTTCGACCCGCTTGCGCAGTTCAGCAAGGGCGCCTTCAATGTCACCCTTGTGGGATTGGAAGTCTTCGTCTTTGACAAAGCCCTCACCGCCACCTGCGTGAACGTGTACATGGGTGTCACCGCCTTCGGTCTCGCCACCCTCTGCAATCTCGTCGTCCACCGTCTTGGCCAATTCTTCCACTTCCGCGGCGTCCTTAGCTTTGAAGGCTTTCATCAGAGCGTCGAGAATTCGGTTGCTCTTTGTTTTCATAGTTCCATTTCCTTTCACGGTTGGTTTTGCGTCGCTGATAGCACACCGCGGGCCGCAGCGACCTTGGTCGACCAACGCGATATGATTGATAATGATGTTGGATTGTTTTCCAACGCCAGGACCTGTTTCGTCGTAGTCTGCTTCGTAGCCCAGGCTGACTTCAACTTTACCGCCGCGCACCGCTTTGATGCCCTCGGGGGTTGTAATGAGCAGGTCACCCAGCATCAGGTCATCCATGAAACCTTCACCGCGACGCACATTCAGCATCGTACCGTGGCACAGGTTTTTCCAGTTAAACGGGGTGACGTCTTCATCTGGGTGATCATTGGTAACAGGCTTGCCCTGTGCGCTTGCAAGTGTCTCGGCTGTAAACACGTCTTCGGGTTCGCGCATGATCTTCACAATACCGTCCGGACCCGCTTCAATCGGAGTCTCATCGGGGCCGTAGATCATCATACCTGTACGCGCCAAAGGCACCTCCTCGCACAGCAGGAACCCTTCAGGGGTCAGGCTTTGCTTGGGGCCTAGCTTTTCGGTGACGTAGTATGCAGAGCGCATGTAGAGGATGAGTGAGCGTGTTTAACGAATTGCATTGTAATGCCGCTACGTTGAAAGCGACAAGGGTGCAAGCTATGGCGTCAAACTCTTACATCTCGGCAATGGTGAGTGTACCCGAGCAAACAAGGATCTGCCCCAGATTAGTCAGACATGCAACCTTGAGGTGATACGTCACACCCAGCACACCACCGACGACGGGTTGTTGTACCGATGTTGGGGTTGTCATGTTGATAGCTGCAAGACCATCAAGGATGACGCTAGGGTTAGCGTCCACACCGCCTGTCACACTGACCACAGTGGCGCCCTGTATGCTTTGCAGCAACTCACCTGTGGCGAGCGCGTTCGTAAAGAAGAAGGACAGGATGATCCGTTCCGCTGGGTCTTTAGGCGAGAAGCCCGAAGTGCATTCGTTTGACATTTTGGCCTCTTATGGTTTGCCCGCTCTGTACGTCTTAAAGTTGGGAGTTCGCGCCTCAGTTTGTGCGGATAGGTATTCCCGCGCCACTGTGAAAAGTCGGTACGGCGACTCCGTAATATAAAGCTCGTCGGCCAAATACCGCAAGAGCTCCGCCCGATCTTGAGCCGTCAAACTCTCTGCCATATAGTTGATCTGTTGCGCCAGTCCGTCGTTCGCTTCGGACGCTGCAACTGCTTCCAATCTAGTGACGAAGTATGTAACGAAGCGCACCGCCGCATCGCTCGCTGTCATTGTCTCGCTGCGTGTTGCAACGGACACCGCGCTCCTGTTGACCACACTATCCGCGTTCAGTGCTTCCGTCACCGCGAGTATCGCAGCGAATGGGGCGGACTGTGTGTTGGTGGCAGTTGCTGCTTCGGTACGGGAAACCGCTTGCCCTGTGAGCTGCGCTTGTGTTGCACCCGCCGTGAGCGGTTCCGTGTAGCCGCGTGCCACCGTCATTGAGCGGTCGCTACTGTTCACAGCCCACAATCCACGCTCTTCTGTGTTCGCGAGCGCTGCAATGGTTGCCACTACGGTTGCCAACGCGCCCAACGGTTCAAGCTGCGAGACCAGCGCCTGCACGAACGCAGTGTGTGCAGTGTTCGCCGCCAGTGCTTCGGTTATCACGGGGCTCAGGATTGCTGTGCGGTCTTGCGTGTTGTCAGCAATGGTTCCCCCCTCGCCTGTGAACGCATTCCATCCAAGTATGTTCCCGGACGCATCCGCGGGAGCTAGGGGTCCCTCGCTGCGCGTGACGGTTGCTTGTGCTGTACCGGACGGGGAGTCGATCGCGGCCCCTGCCTCGGTTTGCGCTGTTGCTGCCGCCATTGCACCCGTAGAGCTTTCCGTGCCCGTGCCGGCTTCTATACTCGCTGGGGTTGAGGTGAGTGAGCGGTCGTTCGTGTGGGCAGACGTAACCGCTTCGGATGTAGCACCAGTCGCGTCCAGCGCCCGTGTGGTCACTTCCGCTACCGCACCCGCCTCGGTTGCTGGCGCTGCGGATGCAGACATTGTCGACGCACCTGTGTTGCTTGCCGCAAGCGTCTCGCTGATAGAAGTAGCCGCGGTGAGCACTACCGACGTCACATCGCTGCCCGCCCCAGTCTCCAGGATAGAACTTGCGTTTGCTGACGCGGAACTAACTGACTCGCTTGAAGTCAGTGTCTCTGGGATTGTTACAGACGCGGTCCGTGTTTCACTCTGTGAGTTTGTCGCTGAACCGCTTTCAAGCATACGCGGTGAAAGAACGCTGGATCGATTAGACGACTCGCTTGCTGTTGCGGGCTCACTTGCAACGGTCGCAAGGGATGCAAGGCGGGATTGAGCGCTAACGGCGGAACCAGTTTCCGCTATTGCACCAACGTAACCCCATTTCCCAATGTCAAAACCGTCCTGAACAGGACTGCTTATATCAAATGCGAATATCTGGGGGGTCTCGTACCAGTCTGCGAGGTCGAAACCATTGAACGACGCATTGGCAAGGTCAAAGGCGAATAATGCCATTTATCGCGCCCTCATGTTATGCGTCGGGCTCAACGGGCAGCTGACCCATCGAGCCCTTAAAAATTAGGCTGTCGGTGTGATAGACGCCAGTTCACCTTCTTTGAAGTAACGGGAGTGAGTCTCGCCGTCAGCGTCAGTCCATTCGACCAGCACAAGAACGTCGCCAGTTTCCTGATCGACGGAATAGCCCATCACGTTACCTTCAACCGTGGGGACCACTTGGCGCACTGCGGCGCCCTTTGCGAATTTTGCCATTTCAGTTCCTAGGAGCGGAGGGTTAGACGGATGCTGTGTAAGTCACGGTGAGCGTGTTACCGTTCACCACAGGTTGGTCACCGTCAGTAAACAGGCCAGCGCTATACAGCGTGCCAGTTGTGCCCGACTTGGTTGCAATAGAGTTCAGGAAACAACCTTTGATCGTGTCAGTGGCGTTGATGTTGAACACCGCGCCAGCGGACAGTGCTTTGGAACCTGCGGCAGCAGCTGACCATGCAGTCGTCGCTCGAGCGGCGTTGCTGTATGCGACGGATTCAGTCCATCCGGAGTGAGTTGCCATTGTGTCACCGGCAGCGGGGCCAGTGGTGTAGCCGGTGGCGCGGATAAGGCCCAAGTACCATGCGGCGGTATAGGCGGAACCGGACAGGTGATTGTCCAGAATGTTGTTCTTGCCAACAGTGGTCACAAGGTTGTGAACTTCGTCAACCCACTTCACTTCGGTTGGGATAGCCGCCAACTTGCTTTGCAGTACTTCCAGACGCGAGGACAGGAGCAGGCGGGTGATAAGACCCTTGGATTCGATTTCAGCAATCTGGTCGCGGAGTTCAATGTACTCTTGGCGCCGTTCTTCAACGGGGCCTGTCATTGTTGCAATGTAGTAACCCTCGGCCTTGGAGCCTTCAGCTTGGCTGACTGCGTTACCAATAACGGGGGACGTAGTTTCTTTGACAGCCAATGCGTCGCCGGTAACGTGTTTCATTCAAGCTCCTTCAATGTAGAGAATGGGGTATTCGGTTGATGCCGACGGGTGCAATTATAAGCGTGCGAGCTTTAGATATGCTATAAGCGTTCAGTCTTCCGTCAGAATGGGTTCTGGGTAGCAACGGCAGTTATATATTTGTCCAGCGTGAGTCGTTGTCCCATCGGACAGCGTTGGAGGCTCATTGAACGCAATCACCTGACCGTCCATTTCCTTGTGCGACTCGCGCACATCGCTGTCACCGCTGGTGCGCCAGATGTAGTGTGTGCATCCCACATGCAGGGCGCGTGCCATTGTCAGCCCCGAAGCAGTGCGTGCAATTTCAGTCCGCGCTATCAGCTTGGCACGTGAGTAAGTGACGTCGCCTGTCTTAAGAATCTCCTGCGCCACTTCCTCCGCACGCATTGCGTTCGTCTGCCCCGCCAGCGTCAGCTTGTGGACTCGCTGTGCAGCGTCAACGGGGAGGCTCGTAATGAGATGCACGTTCTCATCAAGAAACTGGCGCAGATACACCCCCGTGGGCGCGGCGTCAAGTTCCTTGCGAAGCTCCTGTCCCATATCGCGCCCCAACTGTGTCCACGCTGCCGCGTTCACACGCTCAACACGTTCCACCATGCGCTGGGCAACACTGCGAGCCCAAGGTTCTATCACCTTGGAATACTGAATGAGCACCCGCTTCAGTGCTTCTGCGTCTTTCACCCATCCGCCAGGCGCCATACCCTTGACAATCCCGTCAACCTGCTTCGTCAACTGGCGCAGTGATCGCAGATACTCATTCTCAAGGCGCTGCGCCAACGCGAACCGCTGGCGTGCCTTCTTTACTTCGCTGGACTTTGTAGCCATTACCGCTCATCAGCTGGAGTATTGGGAGGACCTGCGGGCTTTTCGGCCTGTGCCGGCGGTTTGTCGCCTTGCTGGGGAGGCTGCGCCCCTTCTTCTGGGTCACCTTCCGGTAATGGCGGGCCTTCGGTCTCAGCCTCCTTGACCATTTCGGGAGTAATGTTGGTGAACACCCCTGTCACGTGACTCAGCTGCTTCAGTTCCTTCAGTGCTGTTGCACGGTCAATGATGCCGCTTTCTTCAGCCCCCGTGATCACTGGTGTTGCGGTGGACGCAATGTTTGCCTTCACTTCATCACTCAACTGCCACAAGGACTTGAACTCAATGGCCATTTCTTCCGGAAGGTTGATGCCTTCGCTCAGTGCCATTGCGCGATAAATCTTACTCAACGGGACGCGCAACTGCACCTCCTGCGCTTGCTTGATTGTGTCGTAGTAGTTCCGCAGATCGGTTTCACCAGTGCTGAACCCCGCTGGTGACTGCCCGAACAGGCGCACCAGTGGGATCTGCAGGGCGCCGGAAAGCTGTTGACCGAACTGCGCAAGGGCGTCGGACAGACCGCTGAACGCACCGTGCGTCTCCACAGCAATGTCGTCTTCGCTATCAATGAGAGTGATACCCTCGATGCCTTGAAAGCGGCGCATGAACTGCGTGTAGGCAGTAAGACCCGTCAGCGCATCACCGCCCGCAGCAACAATTTCACGCAGACCGCTGATCTTGTACGTCTTCTGATAGCTCTTGTAGACAAGCTGTGCAGCACCAGTGGAAGCGCTGTCAAATGCAATCATGCGATCGTACAACCGTTCAATGACGGACAACCCCCACAGGTTCTCGGTCAGCTTCTGCCAGTAAGGAAGCTCAATGCCTTCCAGGCGCAGAACACGGCTGTGATGAATGTTCATGCGTGCCAGTGCTGGCGCTTGTGCAGTGACCTGATAGAACTTGGGCAACCCCAGCTCCGGACCGAAGTCAGTCACTAGGTCGTTCAAGCTCGGGTTCACCATCCAGCGGTCCAGCACCATGAGCCCCCGGAACTGCCCTTTTCGAATGGTCTGCAGGCGCAGCGGAGTGGCAGGGTCTTGCCCGTCCACCAGCATCACCGCAATGGCACCGCCGTACAGGCGGGACCACTTGACCGCCTCGTTAATCTTCTTCCAGATCTGCAACTGTGTGGCCACAGCATTCAGCTTCTCCATGTCCTCAGGCCTCATGTCGCCTTTGATTTCCACACCAGCACGGGTCATGTCGTCAGCCACTACGTCCACCGCAACACCACCGAGCCAGCTACCGCGATGGATCCATTCCAACTGCGTGCGGTTGCGGGTGATGGGGTTGAAGCCGTAGGTGGACGCGGCCATCGCGTTGTCCGTGCCCATGCCCAAGTTGGCAGCGAAGTTCACAAAGCTGTCTAGCGACACAACACCCTTCTTAGCCTTGTCGCGTTCCTTGCTGTCCTGTGCTGTTGCAGTTTGCGCGGCGCGTTGCACGCTTCGGCTCTTGGGAATCTCTGCCATGTGGTTTGCTCCGTTAATTGGCTCCGGGCCCTTGCACCCAGAAGGGTTGTCGGGGTTTGCACCCGCCGCCCGTTGCTGTCTGGCTCTATGTCGTGTGGGACGGGAAAGACAGCGCGGTCACTTTCAGGCCCCCATTGTAGCGAGGCCTGCTTTGATTACTTGCCCAACTTAGTCCAGATAGCCAGTTTGTTGTCGCCCACCAGCTCGTTGAATGCACGGGACGTGGCGTCAACTTGGTCGTCATACTTACCGCTCGGGAACACGCACAATTCGTCGAGGTACGCTTCGTTCCATTCACCTTCAAGAATGTCAACGTTGCCGACCTCTGCTTGCGCACTGAAGGGTGACGCGCGAACTTCCTTGTCACCGCTCTCCGTGCTGCTCTTTACGATGTACCCCGCCAACGCTGCTGTCAGGTACGCGATCTGCGACTTACCAGCTTGGCCAGGGTCTTGCGGGATAGATATGTGCGTCGTGTAGTTGTCCTGTGACGCAGTGTTGACCAGTAGCTTCTCGACCCCCGCTGGGGACAGCTGATCGCGGGCGACGTGTGCAATGATAAATCGACCGTCTTTCTGACGCCCAATCTTAACGCCCGCAGTCCAGTCACCGCCACCTTCCGTGCTGGCAAAGTCCCAGCCGCGAACGAACTTTGTTCCAATTGGTATAGCCCGCACAATGTTGAACCATGAGCGCTTGAACATACCTCCGTCGCGGGGTGCTGGCCGTTGCTGCAACTGCCCCGCGCTTGCATAGCTGCCCATCGTACGCTCGAGCTCCAACACCGTAGCCTCAGGGAATCGCTCTGGGAATAGCAATTCGCCGTCATACGTGCGTGGGTCAGTGAAGCCAATGCTAGTGCTGCACCGACGTTCGATCTCGAACCGCATGGGGAGCATCAGGTGCTCGTACCCCAGCTTCCGGTCCAGGATGATGCCGCTTGTGTCCTTCTCGTTAAGGCGCTGCATGATAACCACAATAGCGCTCTTGTCGTTGTTCACCCGTGTGGGCAGCGCTTCGGTGAAGGACAGCTCCGCCGCTTTCAGGTCAGCGCCACTGTTCGCATGGTCAACAGACAACGGATCGTCCAGGATCACACGGTCACCCCGTGAACCAGTCAGGGACGTGAAGGACATGGCCTCGCGGAACCCCGTGGACTCGTTCTCGAACTTCGTCTTCGCGTTCTGGTCACCTGTCAGCTTGAGAGGCCAGCGTGCTTGATACCAGTCGGACTGAATAAGACGTCGGCATTTCAAGTTATCACGCACGCCAAGATCTTGCTTGTGCGCTGTGCCCAAATACCGCATCCCAGGCATCCCCTGCGGGCCCCATTCCCATGCAGGCCAGAACACACCAGTGAGCAGGCTCTTCATGCAGCCGGGCGGCACGTTCATGAGCAGGCGCAGGATGTGCCCATGCGTTACCGCTTCAAGGTGTTCACAGATTGCGTCCAGTGACCATCCCCAGCGCAGTTCGCTCATGGGCTCAAGTATCGGCCAAGCTGCACGCACGAACCCCGCGAAGGAGCGGGATGCGATTAGTCGGTCGAGTTCTATTTCACTGGGCAGTGGCAGGCGTTGCGGGTTTGCCATATGCAAGGTTCTTCAGTTGTTCGAGCTCTGCAAGTGACAAATGGCTCACGTCTGGTCCAGCGGTCAGGTTCACGCTTGTTTCTGTCTTCACTGGTGCCTCAATGCCTTCAATCTTGCAGATCTGCGTCAGTGCGCTTACACGGGCACCATGGCTGGAGCCAGGGCCGTAGTAGTTCGCCTGGCGTTCCAGTTGAGCGATGCGTCGCTTGCGTGCTATTTGTTCAGGGGTCAAGGCCTCGCTGGTATCGCCCAGCTCCATCTCCTTGATCTTGTTTGCGGTATAGGGTTCGCTCTTGAAGCGCTTGCCGTAGTCCCGCGCATACGCCTCGGTATAACCGAGACGAATCGCGGCTTGGACTTCGTCATAATCGACTAGGTACTCGGTCACGAAACGATCGCGCAACTTGCGCTCGTCGTCCGTCAATGTTATCGCTATGCCTTCGGTGATCACCATATACTCCAGAAATGTGGTCCGAGTATAGGCGACCCCTGTCAAGTCCGGCAACGTTAGGGCGTCAAAGTGGATGCAACCTTGCGGCGCACCCATTCTTCAAACCATGCCAGGAACTGCGGAAAGTCAAATTCGCACTGCACACGCATGGTCGCGCCCAGGCTACCGTCCATGCCGGGCAGTGGGAGGGCTGCATAGGCGATACAGCGCCACTTCTTGCCGTTCTGCCGGTACAGGAGCACGGGGCAGTCGTTTGCGGCCTGTGCTGCCTTTAAGCACTGCGTCCACCACGTGCCAATTGACAACGATTCCTGGCGCTTGACCTCTATGGACAAGCCGAACGGGTTTGTGATGTCGCTACCGCCCACCGCACTCTGGTTCTGGTTGCGCTGCATGACGGGAGTGGCGTAAGAATGGGGTAGACCGTTCTCTTCCATCACCTTGCGAACAATCGGCTCACAAGCGTCGATGATTTCACGCTCACCCCCTGCACCCTTCTGGCGAACGTTGATCATTGTGTTTGCGCCTCGATGTATGCCTTCGGGTTCACGAAGAAGTATTTCAGATACATCCCATTCATTCCACTGGCCACACTATGCGCAGCGGGGTTCTCGGGTGAGCGGTCGTAGTACATCCACGAGCCGTCAGGGAACACGTCAATCACTTCAGCCGTGCTGTGTTTGCCAGCGTGCGTGTGGTCATCGTCTTCCTGTTCGAATACGTCGAACCCCTTGCTCCGGCACACTTCAAGCGTGTCCATCTTGTTGTGTTTGCGCATGTCTTCCACTGAGTGGAATATGCGTGCGTCTGTTTCGTCGGTCATAGTACGTGCTCGCAGGTTATGTGGAAGCCCTCTGGGAGCTTCTTCACGCTCGTAATTTTAAGGCCGCTGCCAGGTGGAAGCAAGAGCTCTTCTTCACCCTTGTTCATACTTTCACTCAGGTCGATGACCTTCGAGCCTTTGGGGATGTTGACGTCGAATTTAACGTTGCCGCTCCACACTGACGCGCTGTGGGAGGTGGACACGATACCGCTGTCACGCAGCACCAGTCCGGGCGACAAGTCGTCCAAGTGTGCAACCCCTGCATCACGCGCCATTGTCTTCAACGCCTCGATGCCCACCTTGCGCCCAACCTTGATGTCTTGTGTGCTGGGCGGTACAGCGCGGAACGCCTGTTGCAGGTTGAACACGTGAGCCATTGTGCTTGGCCCAACTTGAGACGCATCGACTGCAAATCTCATTGCACTGTTAATCTGTTTGTACGTTGACCCCGTGTAGGCTTTGAGAGAAGCCTGTAAAGCTGGTGCCAGCGCCTTTTCGTTTGCTGCACCCTTGGAGCTGAACTCATGCGGCCTCTTGACCGCTGCCTTGTGTCCGTACAGCGCAGCGTTCAGCGTGCTGTGCAGTTCCGCAGCCGCTTTCTTGGCCGCCGCCTCGTTCTTAGCCTTTTCAGCCGCTTGCTTTGCTTCCTTCTGCTGCGCTTCTTGCGCCGCCTTTGCTGGGTCAACCTTCAGTGCTTCCGCAAGCTCGTTGATGTCAGCACCGTTCTTGACAGTTCCGTCAGGTTTCTTAAGCTGCCAACTCTTGGTGCCAGGCATGTACGAGGCCTTGACACCTTCCGCGTTCTTGTAGTACGTCACGCCGCCATACGTTCCCTCCAGCTTCAGCCCTGCACCAGTGCTGATGGATGCGAACGTTTCCGCGTTGTTCTCGAGCTTGGGCGCAGCGGGTTTCGCAGCTTTGATTTCAGCCGGTGCTTCCATCGGCTTTGCACCCGCTTCCTTGGCACCCGCTTGGAACTTCTTGAACAGTGGAATCGTCTGCTGAGTGTTTGACTTGTTCAAACTAACCCCAGCCGCTTCCGCAGCCGCGAGCACGTTGGCAGTGTTGACCGCTTGCCCCTTCTCCTCGCACAGCGCAGCGAACGCCCACACGTTGTGAGCACTGGTGCCCTTCTTGGGCGCAGTGACCCCGCCATGGATCTGCTTGCCACCAGCACCGCCCCCGCTGGTGAATTGTCCATTGTTGGCTCGCGGGTGTTCGCCTTCTTTGAAGTCGTCGACCGTGCGGTACTGGGTGGGCTGTGGAGCCGGGGCGTAGAATTTTAGTCGCATGGGCAGCACTCTACCCGTGCGCGACAATGATTACAATGCTTCCGGCCTACGCACCTTGGGCAGTGGTGCCCAGCCCTTCCAGAACTTCTCCTTCCCGTTCCAGTTCCCGTACACGGCAACACCACCGACACCCAGGAGCTGCACCTTCACGCCCTTGGGGCATTCGCTCATGTCGCGCCAGAAGTAGTCGCGGTCAACCGCCACCGTCTGGTCAGTGTTCAGCGTTTGTCGAGTTTCGGCCACTTGAGCGTCTCCTTGCGTTTGATGTACCAGCGCAGCACCCATGCGGCACCGTGTAGCAATGCAGCCAGCGCACAGGCGCCCAGGAACACGATTGCAGCGATCATGGAGCTACCCCTCGGAGCTTGTCGATCGCCTCTTTGCAGGTGACGCATACGAACTGACGGAAGCCTAACAACATGCGCAGCCCACCACCTTTGGCGGGTCGCGCTTGACCACACTTTGCGCAGCGCCGATTGATGCTGTGTCCGGGCCCAGCACTGCCCACGTACGAGGTCTTGATTGCCATGTTACTTCGCAAGCCTCGCGCTGATGCGGCTGGCGCCAGGGAAGCGATCCATCGCGTGCAAAATGGCGTCAATGCTGCTGGGTTGCAGGTCGCGGAAGCTCAGGGCGCCCACGGTTACGATATAGAATTTCATTTTGGTTCCTTATTGACCGACAAACATGCAAGAGCCGAGGATGTTGATACGCACGCGACCGCCGCGCTCTTCGAACCCCTTGTAAGCATCTTCAACGAACTTGCCACCATCAAGCGCCTGATCCGCGACGCGCCATTTATGAGCATTCGCCTCGACCAGATCAGGCCGGCAGTTATTCACGGCCACCTCCCTGATCGCTCTCGCTTCCATTGCGCACCACGAAACGGCTTTGCTACAAAAGTGAGACTTGGGGGGTCTGCGACAATTTTTATTTTGGTCATAACCACGCAATTTCTCGGCAATCTCCCATATTCCGACGTCCATTGATCTGCAATGTGCTGCGGTACAAAGAATGGACCCTTGCCGTAAGACTCGATACTGAACCGAGCCTCGTCTGGCGTCAGATTTGTGGCGTTCATAGTGCAAGCTCAAGTTCATTTTGAATTTCAAGATGCGCCAGCCCTTTTGGCCACTGGCCAGACTGGCGGGTGTTGTGGCCGCAGCATTGGCACTTGAATACACCAGAACCGTGCTTGAAGTGGGAATTGGATTTCTTGGTCATTTCGTTCTCCGTGGGTTGTTTGTGGCGCAACTATAACACGGAATAATCGACCACCGGCAAACAATACTCTACTGAACCGTAGGGTTTTGGCTTTTCGACATGAACGATGGTGCTTTGCACACCACGATCCGCCCGCCGGGCATTTCCTTGGCACGCTTGTCCGTGAACCAGTTTGAGCACACCTGTTCCATCTCCGCATTCAGCTGCGCCCGGGCCGTTTGCACCGCACCCTCCGCCGTTTGCGCTGCGTGTGCCACCCTTGCGAGGGCGCTGCCAATATA